TCATGCCGCCAATATCATCAAAAGCCTCCTGGAATATTTCCATCGACTTCACTTTTTGCTCGCGTAGCCCTGTTATTTCATTATCACGCGCCTGGGCCGCCATATCGGCCTGCTCATTATAACCGGCTGTGCGGAGCTTAGCTATCTCCTCGCTGCTCTGGGCGGTTACATCTATAATTTGCTGGTCATAGGTTTTATACTCCTCAAGCAATTTATTAAGCGGCTGTGCGTCATCCAGCGCCTTCAACTCCTTATCGCGGGCCTCACGGGCAACCTCAGCCTTATCGGCAAAACCGTCATCAGTAAGCTTCTTAATTTTCGCGTTGTATACCTCTTCAAGCTCCAGGCGCTTTTCAGCGTATGTGCTATATTCAGCAAGCATATCGGCATAAAATGTTTTCTCCTCTTCAGCCTTTTCCGGTGACTTATCTTTAGCGTCCTTTACCGGCTTTTCCTCAAAGCTGGTATTTATACCGCTTTTGTTTTGTAGGGTTTGTATTTCCCTGTAAATCTTGTCAGCCTCGAGCAGCTGGTTTTCGCTCCATTTCCTTGCATTTTCAATAGCGTTTTGCTTACGCTGCTCTCCCAGGGCAACCGGGTTGTTTGCGGAGCTGGCGGTTAGCCGCTCCCTAAAGGTTGTATAATCTTCGGGCTTTGTGGCCTCCAGGGTTGCAGCCTGCTGATCAAACTTAACCGCATTTGCAACAAAGCTCCCGGCCTTTGCCTGAAGAAACATTACCTTAACGTAATCAGCCGCTTTCGATTTCAGCGTATCAAGCCAACCGGCCAGCGTTTTGTAAGTTCCAAATGTTGACCCGTATTTTTTATTAACGTCATCAATCATCCTCTTTTCCGCCTCCTTTGTTCCGTTAAAGGCTTCCAGGCGTTTAATGGTAAGATCAAGCTCAATACGTGCCTTACCGCTTTCAATTGCCGCATCCGTTGTAACCCGCATGGCTTCTTTTTGAGCTGCAGCAGCATCAGCCTGCTTTTTAGTAAGCTTATCGTACCAGCCAATTAGTAGTGGTATGGCTACGGCCAGCCCAAGCGTTACGGTTGCCATCAAAGCTTTTGCCGCTACATTGCTTCCCCATAAAGCTCCGGTAAGGGCTTTTTCAGCCGATACCCACATTTCCTTAGCCTTAACCATTGTTACCGTTCGGAAAGCGCTGTCTTTTTCCAGGGTAGAACTTACCTGCTGAAGCCCGATTGTAATTGCCATAAGCGATTGTACTCGGGTTTGTATTTTCATGAGGTCTTCATTCTCACCGGCAAAAAGGCCGACGGCTCCGGCCCCGGCTGAAAATGCGCCAGCTAGCCCTGTGATACCGTCGGCCATACCTTTAAATGTGCGCTGGTCATCACCCAACTGCCTGGTAACGCGGCGCACGTCGTTTAATTCATCCGCAAGTTTACCGGCGGCAATTTCCATAGTGCGGTACTCCTGGGTACCCTGCTGCCCGGCTATACGCATCTTTGCCAGGGCATCCTGCATATCGCGCAGCTGGTAGGTTAGGCGGCGGCTTCCCTCGGTTGCGTTGTCGAGCTCGGAATCAAGCCCTTTAAGCGCGGCCTTCTCCTCTTCCATCGCGCGCTTTGCCGCGTTAACCTCCTGAGTGAGTTGCTGCTTTGCGGGGCCTGCGCTTACTTTGCTAAGGCTTTTCTCCAGGGATTTAATATCACTGTCAATCTGCTTTATAACTTCCTTTTGCTCCAGTATGGCGGCTTTCACTGCCTTAGGCGCTTTAGTAGCGGCATCGGTAAGCCCGGCCATTTTCTTAATAGCGGCATCGGCATCCTTCCCGAAATCGGCAGGTATCGTGAATTCAACTTCTATAGGGCCTAAGTTATCTGCCATCGGGTCAGGTTCTGAATTCTATTTCATTAAAATCGTTGATGTCTTTTACTCTTTCGCCTTTCTGGTATTTAAGGGCATCGGCCATTTTCATACGCAGATTTGCAAGGCTTACCTCCCACAGTAGGTAATGATCGGTGTAACCCGTGTTTTGTTGTATGCTCCAGAGAAACCCGAAGGGGCTATGGAGGCCTGTCCAATGGCCTTTTAACTCCCCGTCATCTGACCCAGGTTCGGTTTCGTCATCCTCGTTTCCACTACTAACCTGGTAATAATCATAAAAGCCGCTGTTCCGGAGTACTGCTTAATATTTATGTACAGCTCCATCAGCTGCCATACGCTCAACCGACGCAGTGCCTGTACTCTTATCCAAAGCCTCAGCCGCGACACGGCAAACCGGTTAAGGCTGCTAAGTGCAACAAGCTTTAGTATATCGGTGTAGTGCTCAAGCATTAGTTTTGATGGGTCGGTTGTTTTAATCTTTTCATCTGTTAAACCTTTCTCGGTAATCAGCGCAGCAACTCTGAGTTCCGTCCCGGCGCAGAGCTGGGTAAAGGTTATGTTCATTGTTTTTTTGCCCAGGAGGCGAAAAAAAAGCGGGGCGGGTATTTTGTACCGGGCACCCCGCTTTAAAATCGAGTAGGCCGCCGCTTGCTCTGGCGACATCATATTATGCCAGCTTACCTACAACTAATGGCGCGGTGCCAACAAGTGTCGGAACCAGAACTGTGCCGCTTACAATAATCTTTGCAATTCCTGAAGGGGCTAGTTTATAATCAAGCTTGGCGTAGAAACTTACGCGGGGGAATATCATGTACTGCCCGTTTTTGGAACGCAGGCGTACCGCTTTTTCGAACTTTACCTTAGCAACAGGGGCGCTCCATATTTTTGCGTCGCCTACGCCGCTGGCTACGCCTTGCAGGTATTTTACCACATTATCCGGGTCCCAGTCAATCAGGGCGAAAACAATCTTTTTCTTGCCGGTGCTCATGTCGCTTTCTTCCGGGTCATCGTTTTCGTTACTGTAATGTTCAATTTCGGTCGGATCATCCTCGCTGAGTGTAGCCTCATCGCGATAAGTAACACCGATCGGGTCAAAGTCAGCGGCTAATGCAATACCCCCGTCGATAGGGATATCAGCAAAATCAATACCGGCTAATCCTTTAATTCTCTGAATGGCCATGTTATTATTTTTTAAAGGGGTTGTAAAATCGGTTAAGTATAAATAGCAGCAGAATTATCCAGGCTGCCGCGCCTGAGTATATTAATGTCTTTTCGAACCAGGTGAGAGGTTTTTTAACTTCAACCGGGTATGGTGCGCCAGGCAGGTAAATCTTTTGCTGCCTGTAAATGATGCTGTCGTTTGCAAGTACCGTTGTTTCCGGGTGGTTGGTTTGCGCGTCGATGGTTACTGACATGCCGCCGTTTCCGGCTGGCTCAATGGCTGATGTCACGCTCACATATTTAGTCCAAAGGCTATTATATGATTTCAGTATCACTCTGTTATTGCTATCGCATTCAAACAGGGCTTTAATGCTCAGGCTGTCCTGAACTGCCGGTATGGTTACCGGTCGGGGCTTCACCGTTACCGATGTGCTATCGGTCGAGGTAACCGCAGGCGGTTTTTGTATGCGGCACGAAATGGCCGTAATTGCCAGCAGTGCTAAAGCAAAGAATAACTTTCTCATTTTACTTCGTCTTTTAAAGGCCTTAACACCTGTTCATCAATTTCAAGCTTCTCCAGGGCGTTAAGCACATCTTTGATGGCTTTCTGCATTTTGTCCACTCTCCTGGATAAATGATCGACCTTTTTTTTTAGGTCGTTGTTTTCGTCGTTGCGGTTTACAATTTCCTGCACCAGCTCCTTATTTTGTCCCATCAGGGCGTTAACCGATTGCAGCATTTCATTTACTGAGCTTGTAACAAGTTCTACGTTACCTTTTTCAACGTCGGTATTTGCCTTTCTCCGTACCTGCTTTAGGGTAACCAGCGTGAGCACAAAGCCGGAACCGGCCACAATGCTTACAACCGCGAGTATGATTTCAAGGGCGCTCATGGCTTAATCCATATGCGTTTCTGCATCCTGAATCCATCATCCACATCCCTCATAACTGCCGGTACCCCATTTTCAACCTGGCTCATTGCGGCAACTATCTGCTTTATTTCCTCTCCATCGGAGTGCTTGAGCTCTTTATCAGCCTTAATGCCTGAAAGCTTTACAACCGTTTTAATATAAGCCTTGGTGTCGTTTTCGTTATCCGGGGCCCAGCGGTTAATAATCTCGGCAATGGTATTATGCCCCAGGGTAAGGTAAGTGCTCAGGGTAACAAACATAGCCCTGTATCCCGAAGGCATGTTCATAAACTGCTTGAAAGCCGCGTCCGTTGACGGTAGCTTTTCAAACTGAAATGTATCACCGCCTCTGCGGATATTACCGGGGTTATTGTTTTTAAGTCCTCTGCTCATTACTTTTAGTTTTAATTAAAGCTCCCCCGGTATGCAGGGGGAGCTTTACTCATCATCAATTTTCTGGGGGGTTATGTCTATGCGGTTGCGGCCTGTACCACTGCAACAACTCCTTTGTTATCAGCCCTGCGGATACGTCCACCGGCTCGGATAAGGAACGAAAGGATATCACCGTAGTAAGTGGCATCACCTGGGTTGTCAAAAGCTTTTACGGTACCCATTGCGCGTTCAACGCTATTTTGCTGCCAGAATATTGCGGCTGCATTATCAGCTGCGGCCCCGGCTGCGTCCCATGCTTTGGGCGCTGGTGTTGCCGCGTTGGTGTATTTAGCACCGGCTGAGCGCTCATAAAACAGGAAGCCATGCAGCTTGCCGATAGTGCCTTCAGCCACATTGGCCTGGCTATGGAAAGCCGTTTTTTCGTTCTCAGTCATTGAGTCAAGCAGCTGCTTATACATCCAGCTGTCAACTATACAGAAGCGGCCTTGTTTTGGCACGTTTTGCTTGTTCATAGTGAACGCGGCGGAGCTTACGTCAGCAACCTGGAATGATTTACGGCTACCAGTTGCCGAGTCAAGATGTGCCGGAGTTGCAGCGCCTGAAGTGCGTAGTATCGAAGCAGCAGCCGTAGGGCTCCAGTTATAAATAAATTCATTACTTACCACTTCTACCAGGTTAGCTTTATCTTCAGCTATAACCGATTGACGCTTGTCATATGACAACTCAACTTTATCGGCATCAGGAATAAGGCGCGGGTCAGTAGTATATTCATCAAGTGCGTAGGTAAGCTCACTGTCATTACGCTTTACAACCGCTGCCGGTAATACGGCCCTGTTTTTGCTTACGCTTGCGGGAGTGCCAGCCTGCGGAATATGCACTACCTTACCAGCCAATACATACATATCGGCGTTAAAGGCTTTGCTTAGGAATGAGTTATCGGCGAATAAGTTCTCAACTATATCCTTTTCCCATACCTCAACCTGTAGGCCCATTGTGAGAGCCCCGCTAGGCGTTTTGTGGAAAAGGCTCGCGAACAATCCTGCCCCTACTCCAAGTACTGCCGGTGCGCCGATGGCTGCGGTAAACAGCGAGGCGATAAGCAGGTTAAACATCAATGCAAAAATCTTTTTCATGCTTCTTTTTGTTTTGTTAAAAATGGTTTTGTTAATAATGGTTTCCCTGGGGCCTCTATTTCCAGTCGCGGCCAAATTCAGCTTTAAACTTTTCCTTAAAGGCGTCGAGGTGCTTTTCCTTGAGCTCCGGCAGCTTACCAGCCTTGTCGGCTTCGCTCCAGCTCATGGCAAGCAATTTTTCATCAACCTTCGCCTCCGGGCTTACGGCGTCTTTTGCTGTCTGCCTGCGGGCAACGGATGCGAGTACTGATTTTGCATTATCAAAATTGTCCTCAAACATTTTAAGCCACTGCTCCTTGGCAGTTGCGCCTATGCGCTGCTCTTTAATTGCGTCCTCAACAAGGGTAAGGGCGGCGGCTTTCCTGCCATCCTTTTCCTTTTGCTCAAGGCCTGCAAGTTTGGTTTCGGCGGATGTGGCTCTTTGCTCCAGCGCCTCGATAGCTGATACAACTTCCTGTTCAGGAGCGTCGTCTGCCAGCTTCAGTTTCATAGTTACTTTGCTCATATTTAAATCGGGTTTGGGTGCGTTAATAGCGGCAGTATATTTATCAAACATGCCTGTAAGGCCTTGTTTCATAGCGTCCGCCTTTGTAAATGAGAGAGTACCGCTCTTTGCGGTAAACTTATCGGTGGCAAGCCCGAGGCTTATCGCCTCATTGGCATCAATCCAGTGCTCAAGGCCGTCGAAATATTTGCTCCTTATTTCATCGGCTGACTTGCCGGTTTTATGCGCAAATTTGTTAACGAAGTTTGTTTCTATACTTCTCAGCAGCTTAGCAGTTTCGAGTAGTTGTTTCGCGGTTCCTGATCCATCGCCCGATGGGGAGTGGATCATGATAAATCCGTTTTCGGCAATATGCACACGCTCACCGGCCATCATAATTACTGAACCCATTGACGCGGCTATGCCGTCGATGTAAATATCAACGGTGCCCTTAAAGTTGGCAATGAAGTTGTAAATAAGGTTTCCGTCGAAAACATTGCCGCCGTTGGTGTGCAGGTGAAAATCAACCTGTTTTATTTTGCTCCTGGTTATATCATCCAGGGCGGCAGCTATGTTCCGGTAGTCTAGGTAATAACCGCCCACATAACCGTAAACCGTTAATACTGCCTTGTCTTTTTGCTTGTCGAGTATAAACATCCTGGAGCCGTTAATTCATTTGATTAGTTTTTGATCACATTCAATCGGAGCTGCAAAGATGTATTACTATGTTTCATTATGCAAATAAGTGTATTATAGTAATATACATATTTTATTACGCGTGTTTTTGGGTGTATGTTTGCCGGATAATTAATCATTTATCCACATGGCCGAAATAAAAAAGACAAAGGCGAAGCTTCAGCAGCTCCGCGATTATGCCAAGCTGCTTTATACGAAGGAGAAAATCACTCAAAAGGAGATTGCCGCCCGTGTAGGGGTTTCGGAGGTTACCATTAGCAAGTGGGCCAAGGCCGATAGCTGGGAAAGCATGAAGCTTAATCTTTCGGTAACCAGGGAGGAGCGAATGATGAGTACCATTACCCAGCTTACTCAGCTGGATAATGAAATTAACAGCCGCGAGTTTATGAAGTACCCCTCATCCAAGGAGGCCGATATAAGGCGCAAGCTCGTTAGCGATCTGGCGGCGCTTGAGGTGGAGTGCGGCGTTAAGGACATAGTAAACGTATCGGTTAAGCTGTTGGAATGGCTACGGAAAACTGACCTCCTGAAGGCTCAGGAAATAAGCGACTATTTCGACGCATTTATCAAGGAGCAGCTGCGATGAAACCTGATGAAAAAAGAGCTTCCGGATATTGGGACGACTACCGGCGCAATCTCAAGGCCGCAACTACGGTTGACCGGTCAATATCCTTTGCCGAGCGCGAAAAGCTACGCAAGCGCCTCGAGTCCGATCCGGTAGCCTGGATGCTCGAAATGTTTCCAAATTATTGCCGCTCCCCGTTTGCCCGGTTCCAGGTTAGGGCCATAGCCCGTATTATTGAGCACCCTGAGTGGTACGAAGTTCTCAGCTGGAGCCGCGAGCTGGCTAAGTCAACCGTTGTTATGATGGTTGTGTTATACCTGGCTCTTACAGGTAAGAAGAAAAACGTTCTCCTGGTAAGCAATAGCCAGGACAATGCAAACCGGCTGCTTGAGCCCTTCCGGATTAATCTTGATAGTAACCAGCGCATATCCTATTATTACGGGCAGCAGCAGGATGTTGGCAGCTGGACGGAGGGAGCCTTCCGAACAAAAAAAGGAGTAAGCTTCCGCGCACTGGGTGCAGGGCAAAGCCCCCGCGGTACCCGCAACGAAAGCATAAGGCCCGATGTGATCCTTAGTGATGATATAGATACCGACCAGGACTGCCTGAACCCCGAAATTATAGCCAAGCGCTGGAGCTGGATTGAGCAGGCGCTTATACCAACCCGATCAATTAGTGAACCGCTATTGCTCATTTTCGCCGGTAATATAATTGCACGTGATTGCTGTATCACCCGCGCGGGAGCTAAAGCCGATAACTGGGACGTGATTAATATTCGCGATAAGAACGGCAAAAGTACCTGGCCCGAAAAAAACAGCGAGGAGCAGATAGACCGCGTTCTGTCAACCATTAGCACCCGGAGCCAGCAGCAAGAGTATTTTAATAACCCGGTTGCCGAGGGCACTATTTTTAAGGAAATGCGCTGGGGCAAGGTTCCGCCTCTCAGCCGCTTTCAACTCCTTTTGAATTATGGCGACCCTGCCCCTAGTAACAAGACGTCAAAAAAAGGATTAATTCCTAATAAGGCTATGTTCCTCTGCGGGCTGCTTGACGGCAATTTGTATGTTATCACCGGATATCTCGACTCGGTAACTAACCCGGCTTATGTCGATTGGTATTACCAGGTGAAGGAATTTGTTAAGGACAAAACGCAGGTTTACAATTACATCGAAAACAACAGCCTGCAAGACCCATTTTATGAGCAAGTGTTCATCCCTCTTTTCGCGCAGGCCGCGAAAACAAAAGGGGTCATCATACCGATATCGCCAGACAATCGTAAGAAGCCCGACAAGTTCAGCCGCATCGAGGGAAACCTTGAGCCGCTGAACCGGGCAGGGCGACTTATCCTCAACGAGCAGGAAAAGGGAAACCCGCACATGATCCGCCTCGAGGAGCAGTTCAAGCTTGTAGCGCCTGGGCTTCCGGCACCGGCTGACGGCCCCGACTCGGTAGAAGGCGCATTCTTTATCCTTCAGCAAAAAATTGCAGCCAATATGGCCGGCTCAATGGTTATTGGCCGCCGCGAAATTAACTCTAAGCGAATCTGATTTATGACATTTATCCCA